CCCCGGTTGCTACCGGTGAAACGACCGGCACAGCTATCACCGGGTTAGCTGCTGGCACTGTGATTAGTGACGGCGATTATGTCGTCTTTGGCGTTGATGAATCGGGTGATTATGCCAAGTCACAAATGGCTGATGTGCCCGGTTTCACCGTGCTAGGATCGGCAACGATTCCAGTAACGGGTATCACTGTAAGCCCGTCAACCGCTAATGGCGAACCGGGTGGAACACAAGTTTTCACCGCCACCGTTGAACCGGCCAATGCTACTGAACAAGGCGTGCTGTGGTCGATTGATGACAACAGTATTGCCACAATTAGTGCTGGCACGGCTTCGTTACGTGCTGCTGGGACAACTACCGTTAAGGCAACCAGTAAGGCTGACAGTACCATTGTTGGCACAGCTACGTTGACCGTTAACGCACCATCTTAGAAGTTAGGGGGATTAAGCCATGTTTGATTTTTCATCGATGATTACAGAGTTTGCTGTACCGATTGAGGTTCGGCTCAATAGTGGAACTAATAGCGGTAGCTATGATGAAGCCGGCGAATGGGTCGCTAACGATGACACCACGGTGTTAAAGGTCAATGAACCGCTTGTCCCGCCTGCTGTTCAGAGGAATTTCAGTTACCAAGAGGGTGGCGAGGTCGATACCTATGATCTGGTTTGGTACAGTGAACAACCGAATATCGCTGAGGGAACTATCGTAAAAGAATTACGCTCAGGTCGTGAATATCGGGTCACTAGTAGCACAGATTTTATGGCTTATGCGGGCGTCATGATTTATGACCTAAAGGCGGTGGGTTAATGGAAAAACCATTTGATTATGCCAAGTTGATGAAAGCCATCAAAGTGGCAATCGAAAAAGAAACGGGTGTGCAGTGTATCGAAGCCAATTCAGTTGGTAAAGAGCCTGCATATCCGTTTTTTTCATGGGATTTCGTCAATGCTCACAAGGATTTAGGCTTCACGGATAATGTGACCGAAGAAGTGTTTGAAGCGTCAATTATGTTTCAGGCACACTCGCAGAAGATGACCGAGGCCCTGAACCTTGCGAGCTGGTTACGGAAGTTGATGCTGTCACAAAGTTTCTACGATGTGGCAAGTGCTAACAACTTCTATGTGGTTGATGCCGATGAGGTAACGGACACAAACAACGTGATCTCAATTCAAGTTGAGAAGCGTGCGGGTGTACAGGTCAACTTACGCATCAAAGATTCATTCCGCGACAACGTACCAGCGATTGAGAATATCAATCCAAATACGGACACGGATTCAAATAAGGAGGGATAGACACATGCCTATCGTAGACAAAATCACGGATGTCACCGTCTCAATTGACGTTGATCACCCGCAACCAACTATTGGGTTAAAGAACCCAGCAATCTTGGTGAAAGATGATTCTACTGAAAGCTTGAAGGAATATACCACGTTAGACGACGTTGAAGCCGACTTTGGTGTGACAACTTCAGTTTATTCATTATCACAAACCATCTTCGACCAAGACCCAGCACCAGAAAGTATTTCGGTTATTAAATACACTGGTGATTCACCTGATCCAACAACGCTTAAGGCCGGTGCACCAACCAATGTCACCTCGACACCAACTAGTGATGGTGCAGTGGTTAAAGCCGACCCAATCGTGGGAACTGGTGAAGCCAGCGACACTATTCCAGCTAGTGGTGCCGGCAAAGCCTTATACGATTATTACTACGCTAACTATGAATTCGTTTTGATGGCTGATTATGACAAGGCGGCCGCATTAGCTGCAGCCGACATGATCAACAACGGTGGCTATGACGGTAAAGGATATCACCTGATGTTCCTACAGTTTGATGATTCAAACAAGGCTGATGCTGCAGACTTTGCACAATACGGCCGTGTATGGACTTTCTACCACACTGACGCCAGTGAACACTATGCTGCCGCTTTAGCCGCTAAGGGTGCTCAACCGGATGCCGGTAAGGTGTCATGGAAGTTCGTCAGTGATTTAGCTGATGTGACTCCAGAAACCATGACGGCAACGGATGCCAAAGTCCTAGAAGCACAAGGATTCATCTTGTACTACCAAAAGGCTGCTCATGCCAACCAAACGGATGATAAGAACGCCGCAGGCAACTATATCGATTTCGTACAAGGAATCGACTGGATCAAAGCCACTACGGAAACCAACTTGCAGAACATGCTCAGCACGTCTGGCAAGGTGCCATATAACGCCCAAGGTTTGTCCATGGTTGATACCACGTTGAAGGCAGGCTTAGACCAAGCTTACAACCAAGGTATTATCGGCGTAGACGATAATGGGAAGCCCGATTACTCAACATCTATTCCGGGTGTCGGCAATGCTACACCACCACGTGTGGCTGATATTGCCGCTCGTGTATTGCGCAACGTGAAGTTCACTTACACACCATCGAGTGCTGTCAATGAGATTCACGTCACTGCTTCAGTTCAAGACTTGTCATAGAGAGGTGATATAAATGCCAGAATCAGTAGATAACTTTACCGGTGTAGATTCCATCGATATCGGTGAAGGCCGTTCAATGAGCCTTTACAAGGCTAAAAACGTCGCTCTGCAAGTTATTCGTGATGGTGTACCAACCATCTTGAAAAACTTCCAAGATGGCGATATGGCTTCAGTTCAAAAGACTAACGCCAAGGTTGACGCTATGACCGATGCCCAAGCCGGTGTTGCTGGTGCCGTAACCTATGACTCACTTGGTACTGCGACCGTTACCGTGCAACAAGGTGGTGAGACCAATGACTTGCTGAGTGACTTATATAACTCAGATGAAGTCTTTGGTTTCTTCATGAGCTACGGTGATGAGATTGTCGGTGGTAACCACTGCATGATTCAAAAAGCACCAGACGCCGCCTTTGGTAAGGCCGTTCCTACCCGTGCATGGACGATTCAAATCTTCGACTACACATACGACGGGAACCGTAACGCCTAAGCACCGACTCAATTCATATCAATCAACAAGACTGCCGGTGCAGTCTATTTTTTTACCCAATTTTCAGTAGCCAAGCAAGGTTCGACTCCTTGTTTTGCTGTTATCCAAATAGAAAAGGAGATCAATCATGACAGAAAAAGTAGAAGCACCAGAAACGGGAACAGAAGCAGAAAAGTCAGCCAAAAAGGTTGTCAAAGTCGTTAAGAAGAACAACACGCAGGAAACATTCAAATCATCACGGGGACACGAATATATTTTCATGTTCACCAACACTCGTAAGGTACAAGCACTGTTAGATGCAGCTAATCGACCAGATGGAATTCAGTCAGAAACCTTGCTGACTCGCTTGTTAATGGATCAAGTACTTGAAGGCAACGAATATGATTTCGACTACTTTGAAAAGAAGATCGCGAACAAGGACAAGTCTGACGAAATCACTTTGGAAGACCAAGACGGGAATCAAACGACCTATCAAATGAAATGGCCGGGGTTAGAAGCAGTGGAACGCATGCTTGATGGTGCTACTGACAGTGACGGGAAACTGGTTAATTCAGTCCTATATGACAGTTTGATGAAGCATGTCATCACGACCAAGGTGGATTGGAAATACTGGGATGAACATGACGGTTACGCCGAAGTTATGGGTGAAGCAGAAGCGTTCATCCAGACAACGTTACAGAACTCTGAATTTCACGAGGTGATGGTGGCTGCGTATGCTTTCCTGATCCGTAAGTTTCAATAATCACTATGATAAAAAACCAACTAAGCTCACTGAGGAAGCTGAGAGACAGTTAGCATTCTATCGACCGCTCCACGCCGGTATTA